AGGAGTTGGCTCTGGCGTTGGCATTGGTTCTAAAGTTGGCTCAGGCGTTGGCGTAGGACTTGGAATTTCTGTAGGACTAGGCAAAATCGTTGGTTCTGGTGTTGGCTCTGGGGTTGGTGTTGCAGATGGGATTACTGGTGGCTCTGTGAAGGATGATGGAGTTGGGGCAGGTGGGACTTCGACAGGAACTCCACCGTTAACATCGAAGGCAGCCTCCATAGGAACAACAGGTTGACCCTGCTCGTATCTAATGCCACGCCTTACGTCTGCTGGTAACCATCCGAAGGTAACAATCTCTCCATGCCACCCACCGTCACTAGCGCGATCAATGACAAGACGAATCTGGGTCAGTTCACCAGCTGACTGTGGGAATGGGCGAACACTCCATTCAGCGCAAAAAGTATTTTCAGTAGATCCAAATGACAGATAAGCGCCTTGACCAAAAGTAACCCAGTCATAACCTGCAACTGATACCGATGGTGTTTGCGGATAGTCCCAGTAAGTTCCATCTGGTCTACCAAAAGTTAGTGTGCCATTAGTAGATACAAAAACATTGCTGTACTCAGTTGATCCAAGGGATAGCGTAAACGGCAAGTTAGCTGCGAAAGCGCTATCGTCGTCACCGGTGTAGGTGTAAGTGTTACAAATTACCTGAGCTGAGGCTGGGGAAGTTATTGCAAAAATTCCAACCATCAAGGCAACCATGCCAAGCCGGAATAGTTTTCTCACTAAGGTTGCCACCACTTAAACTGTCGCTCATCTGAGTAGCACTTACCACCCACGACTTTGTACTGCGCAACTATTGGATTCCTGGTGTTTGATTCCCACCACATAGTTCCTTGCCAGTCTTTAGTCGTTTGCTTGGTAAATGAAAATGTTGTAGTACCAGTAGTGTCTCTACCTTCTGGAGTCAAGCGCGCTAGGCGCAACTTTACGTACTTAGGTCGCTTCTCGCAGTTGATGTGCAGTTGAACAAAAAATAAGGATCGTTCTCCACCCAGTACGAACGGATCGCAACCAGCAAAAGTCTGCCACTTACCAGTGACATTTTGATTAGCCTCTGACTTACAAAGACCAGATTTTTTTGCAGTTGAAACTACGTAAGGTTCTGCTGACTCGGCTTGAGATGCTGACACCGAAAGCACAAGTAAGCCAGCGAGTACGAGACTCGCAGCCTTACGCATAGTTACGACCCTAAGATTGCAGCTGGATCTAGATCTTCGCCAGCGCTCCAGCGAGGTTTTGATCTGAGTTCTACGTGTAAATGGGGACCAGTTGAGTTGCCTGTATTGCCTGACTCAGCAATGTGCTGACCCTTAGTTACTTTGTCTCCTGGCTTTACTAGCGCCTTTGACAAGTGAGCATAGATGAACCAACCGCCATCTACTTTTTGGACCAACTGTACGCCATATGATTTTCCCCAGTTAGCGTTTTCGATTACACCGTCAGCAACAGCAAGTACGTCAGTGCCTTCTTTAACTGCGTAGTCCACTCCGGTGTGGTAACCCTTGGACCAATGAGGTCCCTTTTTCTTATATGGGGTACTTGGAGTCTTGCCTTTAATTGGGGATGCCATTATTTCTTTTCCTTCTTCTTTGCAATCTCAGTGAACACAGCTTGGATTTCTTCGTCGTCTAACTTGCCATCCTTGATGAAGCCAAGGGCAAGTGCAGCGGAAACGCTAAGTACGGCAGTGCCGGCAGCTAGAAGCGCGGCCTTAAGTGGTTCGATTCCAGCGATGGAACCTACGGCGACAACAGCGCCAATTTCAACAATGACAAGGGCAAGCATTAACTTGGCGATTTTGATTACTTTAGAAGGCATGTCCTAATTTTACCACGCAAATAAAAAAGCCTCAGTTACCGTCTTCCCCTACGGCTTCTGAGGCTTTCTATGGTACTGACCCTATAGGTGTACTGAATCATTTGCAAGCGCTGTGTACGCCACCGCATCAATCCAAGAATCTTCATGCGATGGGTCGATACTTGCTCTTACCAGTTTCAGTGCAGCCATCATAGCTTGTACCTGGAACGGCGGTATGGGTTCTCCAATCCCGATGATGGAAGCCCATGCCATCCCAATACGGCGAGCGGTCTCAGTTGCATCGCCGTAAATCTCTTGTCTTGCTCCAGTAATAAGTTCGTTTGCTGTACCTAGAGTGCTAGCAGCTTTCTCGTACATTCCATCTCCTATACAACTTCCATGTCCGACCAGAAGCGCTTGTCATGCTGTCCGACCAGCATAGTCAAAGTTCCAGGAGTTGACCATACCCCAGCCATGTCGAGATACCATTTGGATCCGCCATCGAGCGACGGGCATTGCCAGCGCCACCAAGGTCCCATGTCTTCACCCTTAACGTGATGCTTGTGCGCTGTAAACCATAGCCGTGGTTCTACGCCGTAGTCCCGCAACAAACGAATTGACTGTCCGCGCAACCAATCCACTTCCTTGCCCTTGATTGTGTGACCATGAGTAAACGCGCAAGGCACACCAGAAATGTCGTACTGTATGCTCATTTCATCGTGAGGAATAACCCAGCGATCTACGTGATCGGTATCAGCGAAGATGCGTTCTAAAGTATTAGCTAAGAATCCGTCAGCGCTATCGGAGTCAGAGGTTACTTGCTTGCCACCGCGTCGCATCCATTCCCCATGGTTAGATAACACCGATAGGAATGTAGTGTGATCTGTCAACGGCGCTAGTGTTTTGATGCCGGTAGTCCACAAGTCCAGCGCTAGAAGTAGTTGTTCGCGCTGTGTAAGTTCAACGGTAAATAGCTGCGAAGAATAGTTGCCATCGCAACCTTCAGTTGGATCGCCCATGTTGGAGATAACTAATCCCTCAATGTTGCGACCCATTTTTTTAAGTTCTTTGATGCGCTTTTCAGTCTTCTCAAAAGACTCATACACACGGTCTACGGTGTCAACAACACCGCTTTTGCCAAGCTGCCAGTCTGCCCAATGAACTACAAAGGATGCTGGTTCTCCGAGACCAGTTCCTAGTGTCTTCCTGATTGGCTTCCAGCGCTCCACAGAAGCCCGTAGAGCGTCGAACTCGTCCTTACTGATGCTCGCTTCGGTACGCCTCTTAAAGATCGCCTTGTAGCTATACATCCATACCGTGTCGCGGTCACCATTTTCTAGGCGCTTGGACTGTTGCCACTTTGACATGCGTACCTTGTCGCCTTCGACTTCAAATACGTCAGGATCTAGCCCGAAGGATTTTAGGATTGGCGACCAATCTTCACCGATAGGTTCGGTCAATGGTCCGGTAGTAAACTCACCGCCGTCTAGTCCGATCTCAGCGCGGGGTTTTTCTTGCTTCTCTAGGTCAATGTTATTTAACTTATCTTCAAGGCTCATTTAATGTCCATATGATTTCTTCGGTGACGATACACCGAATTGGGGGAAATGTCGTATCCTTCGCTTTGAAGAATATCGGCAATTTGTCTATCTGTAATGCGCCGTGGATCAGTGACAGAAATAGATAGGGTCTGAATAATTGCTTCTCTATCTTCTTTGCTTAATTGCTCTAATACCGCACACAGGCCACAGCCTTTGCCTGCCTTATTAGGCACAGCGCTGGTTAACTTATCCGTAATTGACATTCATCATCTCCATATCAGGAATGTTGTTTACACCCTAATACAGAAACGGTTATTTACGCAGTAATTCGATAACTAAATCTAGTTTCGCGTCTGTCTGATCTTGACGCGCTTCCATTTTATCCAGTTTTTTAGCCACATCTGGAAGGCTTAGACCGCCATTAGCAGAGGGTTGTATTGGGCGTGTCGCTTCTTGAATTTCACGACGCAGTGGGTCAAAGATGAAAAACTTTCCAAATCCAGCGATAGCAGTCACAAGTAAAAGTATAAATCCAATTACCTGAGAAGCCTGCCCAGCTGCGTTTAGGATGTTCATTACGTTTTGATAATGAAGTTAACTACAGTGGATGGTTGCATGTTGTTGTGCGCTCCACCACCGCCAGTATTGTTGGCGTTGCTAAGTCCTACAGATGCAGTGTTGTCATTAGCACCAGTATTGGTAGTTCCATTTGCAACAACGGTACTTCCTTCAGTGTAGTAAAGACCGTTCCCAAGGAAGTAACTTGCAGTGAAATTAGAATTAACACCGTGATAGTGAGTAGCAGCAGCAAATGTTGTTGTACCAGTTAAAGCATTAGGGTGGCTGTGTGCAGGTATCTCAGCAGATGTAAGTGTGTGTGTTTCAGCGCCAGTTTTTGCGCCAATAGTGGTTCTATCGGTCAGACCAGAACCAGCTCCGTAACCAATAGGAGAGCGACCCATAAGATCTGGAACAAATGATCCAACTACCGCAGCAAGATTAGAGTAACCAGAAGTTGACTGACCATTACATAGCAACCAACCTGTAGGCGCTGTGGTTCCACCGTACATAACAATTGTTCCAACTGGAGTGTTGGTATTGATTTGAGTTTGGATAGGAGAGGTAACGCCATCAGTGTAGTTAAGTTCAGCGGTAGTAGCAGTTACACCGTCAAGAATGTTTAGTTCTGCGGTAGATAAAGTAGCGCCATCAAGAATGTTGATTTCGGCAGCTGTGGCGCTGTAGCCGTGTACACCAGTAGTTAAGTTAATGTGTTCGTTTGATTCGTCAGCATCGGTAGCTGACCATGAAGGCCAAACAGTTGCGCCAGCTGTGTGATTGCTTTCAGAAGTTCCGTCTTGACCGCGGCCACCGCTGGCAACAGTTACAACTCTTGTGGAACGTCCTGAACATAAAACACGTTCTTCTTGGGCAGTGCCAGCATCAATAGTTACCCAGAAAGGGTGATCCGCTCCAGTAGGCCAAGTTACCGCGCTACCATCATCTGCAATAGTAAATGTGCCAGCACCAATAGCAAAAGGACTAGCAAGCGTAGTGGGGCGACCAGATGTATATTCGCGACGTGCCATTTATAACCTCACAGGATTTCTCGGAGAACGGCAACGAAAGTTCCCTGGAAACCGCTAACATTAGAGCGTTTTTCAGGAAGCCATTGATAGTCGTCCATTACTACTGTATACGAAACTTCGCCTTCTTGGTAGGTGAAAGGCAATTGGCGCTTGTGTAAATTGCTTAAAAACTCAAAGTCTGCGCCAGGATTGCCAGCCCAGTCACGATCAGCTACATTTACCGAATCAAATAGCATGACCGGTACGGAGAACTTGCTTACTCGCTTTGGCGCTGGGTAGGAGCGGAGCATGAATCCAGTGCAGTTTACGTTAGCGCCCACAATAGGATCTGGAACTACATCGCCGAAAGTGACTCTTGCCTCAAAATTTCTTCCTACTTTTCCTACGAAAAATTCGCCAGTGTAAGTAGATCCATTCTGAGATACAACGCCTGCGGTAGAAAACTCCCCAGAGTCAACAGAGTAAAGAAGTTTCAAAGAGTTGTTAATTGCTAACGGTTGTAGTCGCGCATCTAGGAACGCAGCGTACTTGTTGTCAATAATTCCATGAGAGATTAAACCAGTATCTAAACTAGCCAATGGAACCTTAGGGGTAGTTTCGGTAAAAATACCTTTTGCTTTTACTGCAAATACGCGCTTGTTATCATAGGTAACTACAGATAGAACGTCACCAAGAATAGGATCAGCAGCTACAGGAGTTGTGGCAGAAGTTTTTAGCGCTGGCTTACCTGCCATTAAATCTGATGCGTAAGCAGGCGTTAGAGTCGAAGTAAATTCAGCAAGATCCATGCGACCAAGACCACTAGATACAGCATCGTAATTACCCCAACCAAACCATACAAAACGATCTTGGCCTTCGGAACAGTAAACAGGTTGGTTAGTCTGGATAAGGCCACCAATTGTAACGTAGCCATTAACGTCGGTGTTGGCAAAACGAACACCTTTATTAGTGCCAATAATTAAGTAACCAAGGTAAGCATCTAAGTGCAATACTTTTTCATCGTCTGGAAGTTCGCCAGCAACAATACCAGCGCCAAGTGCAGTTCCTTCTGCGGTAAGAGTTACCTTGAAGATTATTGATTTATCTCCATTGAATCCAGCAAAGTAATGGTAGCCACCAACACCAGTAGCGCTAGTCCAAGTAAATCCAAGAGTGCTTCTGTCAATAACATTGGTTACAGTTCCAGCTCCAGAAATGGTGTGGACTTTACCATCGCTAGTAGAAGCAAATAATTTACCCTTATTAAACCAAATTCCAGTCCAGTTGCCAGCAGGAGGAGTGGCAAAAGCCGACCCACCTACAGCACCAGTAGTTGTATCTGTTTTATAGATTCCAGCGGGATGCGCTATCCAGACATTTTTACCATCAGATGCAATGCCAGCAGGAGCGCTAGCAGGAGTACCGGTAACTTCAGTCCAAGCCCAGCTTGCATCAGTTTCTGTAGTGAAATAAGTCTTTGTGCCGTTAAAGGAATAAAGTCTGGATCCAGCTACTACTAAACCAATGTTTTCATTTGGTGTAGCAGGGTTTTGAGCGACTACATCGCCAAGAGCTTTAAGTTCACCCTTAGTCCAAACATCCATACCCTTAGAAGCGCGAAAGCGATAAGGACTAGAGGTTTCACGGTCTGCATGAGTCTGACCAGCACCCAAATGCCAAGAGTCAAAAGATCTACGCCAGAAGATTTCAGGAGACACCGAAGATTCGCCAGCAGTTCTAGCGCTGTCAGCCTGGGTACGAAGCAAGGCAACCGAATCGCGACGGTAAAGGTTTCCGCCCATTGGGTTATTAAAATCTAGGTTGTAAGGCTTTCCATCAATAGCAATTGGAAAGATAGACGGAACTAAATCAGTTTTTACTGACTCTGAAGTGTTTAGCGCAGCGCCAAAGAAAGCGCCAAGCCCTAGACCATAATTAGCGTTAGCCACTACGCATCCTTAATGATCGGGTAGAAACCGTCCAACCTTTGCTTCTCAGCGGTAATGCGCTGTTGGCGCAATGCTATCAAGGCCCTCACTGAACTTGTTGAAGTACCAGCAGTAACTTCAGCTGCACGACGAGAATCGCCTTGAGATTCAACGAAGGAACGCTTGATCTCGCGACCAGCCATTAGAGAAATAGCAGCGCCAATAGGAGGAATGTCCCAAGCGCTAGAAGGAATACCAGTTGCAATCTTAGTTGAGTATGAATTTGATAGTTGGTTAAAGCCCTTGCGATAAGTCAGGTGCAAGCGATCACCTGTAGCGCCAGCCCAAGTGTCGTACAAGAACAAAGCCATTCCCGACTCGAATCCTTCGTCTCCAGTTGGAGCGCCCTTCACAATGCGGAACTTGTGGCTTGGAATACGAGTCCATTCTTTGAAACTTCCTGGGTTCTCTACGCGAAGTTCAATAGGAGAAATCATGTTTGGCGCTAGGGATAGGTCGTATCCAACAGAAGCTGAATCGTAAACAAGTTCAGTAGTGCCAATTTGGAACAAGCCACTGGCAGGAGAAGACAGGTCGTTAATGTCTTCGTTCAAAGCGCGCAAGATTTGAGCATCTGTAAAACGCGGAGCCACTCGAACAATTGTTCCAACTGGCCAATCTTGGTCTGCTGTGCCATCCCAGTTAGCTTGGACAGTAGCAGTCTTAAGAGTTGTGCTTACTTCCCATACGTAGAAAGTGGAAGTTCCTACGCTAAGTACCTGTCCTGGACGGATTCCAGCAATGTCGAAGTCAAATGCCATAGTGCCAGAACCAGCAACGTAGGCGGTCTTTAGGCGGTTTAATTGCTCTTGATGCCCAGACATGAGCCGGAATCGAGTTCCCTCAATCCAGTCTTGTGCGTTGGTCATGCGTTAGCCTCCTGAGCCTTGGGAGCGGTTACAGGCGCAAGCGCTGATCTTCCCGTTATGTCCTCTACAAAGTTTACCGCTTCTTGGACCTTTTTGCCTTGACCCCTGTATGCAGTACCGCTCTCGATCTCAAACTGGGTCGTAGCGTCCCGTTCTAGGGCAGCAGCACCGTCGATACCCTTTGGTTGGTAACCCTGGTCTCTGAGGCGCTTATAGGCTGGCATGTCCTTGTCCCAGCGCTTCTCGCGAGCCTCAACCTCTTGGAACTTAGGGTTGCTATTTACAGCGCCGGCATTAAGTTGAACTGAGGAAACCTTGCACATAAAGCATCCCGCAACAAACTCTGGATGCACTTGCTGTTGATGAATTGTCATACATCTACCGTATAACCAGCTGCCTGCAAAATGGAAACTTCTGTAGCGCTGAGATCGGTGTAAACGTGTCCACCGAGATAGATGTAGATAGCGTTGCCTGGGTCATGGTTTTCAACCACAGTACCGTCTGGTTTTACAAAAAGATTTTTACCCTTGGGAGTGCCTTGGTAATAGCGAAACGGCGCTTCTTCTTTAGCCCATGGGTAGACCGGTGAGTTGTAAGCACCGATAGGTGGTTCGAATGTAGCCACTACTTCTTCTTCTTTCGAGCAGCAGCCATGTTGTCAATGAGATTTGGGTATGGTCGTCCAGCCTTCTTAGCGCGGGCTTTAGCGCTAGCCTTCTGCTTTGGCGTTAGCGCCTTGGACTTCATTTTAGGACTTGGCTTATCCCATACTTGTTTCTTCACCATTTCTCCTTATTAGCCCAGTACGCTGCGCTCATCTTGCCTTTAGCAATGTTCTTAGCGTGGCGAGCCTTAAATGACTTTTGACGCGCTGTTGGCTTCTTATCGCCAGTAACGCCTTGTTGACCAAAGCGAATAGTTTTCACCTTGCCACCCTCTTTAGCCACAACTACGTGCGACTTCTTAGGGTGGCTCGGCGTACGCTTCGGCTTGTTGTAGCCAGAAACACCGGCACGTGTTAAGCGTGAGTCCTTCTTGGCTACCATTGTTAGCGACCTTTTTTTGCCATACGGTTAGGCTTTGCTGGCTGTGCCATACGCTTAGGTTTCATTGGTTGCGCTACGCGCTCCATCTTTGGGCGAGGTCCACCTTTTGCGGGAGGCTTTATTTTAGAAATTTTGTCGTATGTGCTTTTAACTTCTTTTACTTTTTCTTGCACTTTTGTTTTAACGGTTGGTTTTGGTTTAGTTGATGCAATTTTAATTGCCGCTACTTTTTGGCCTTTAGTCATTGCTGAACCATTATTAGGTTTTTTCATTGCCATGTTATTTTCCTTTTCCGCCAGCGCGCTGTTGCTTGTATGCAGTCATAGCGCCCTTGCTTTTCTTGGCGCTAGCCTTGTCCATTTTGGAAGTGTAAGCAGTTCCGCCAGAAACAGTCTTAGCTGACTTACCGCGTACAGCGTTGTAGCCTTCGCGCTGGTTCATGTCGCCAACTTGCTTGGCCTTATTGCTACCGCGGGAAACAGTTACTGGGGCTTTCTTTGGTGTTGCTTGTACAAGTTTTACAAAGTCATTAAAGGTAAGGCCAGCGCGCTGCGCAGCAGAGCCTTCAAACTCTTCTTTTAACTTATCTAGTTCGTTGCTTTTTTTAGCCATGATTACTTCTTCTTCGCTTTCTTTGTAACCATCTTTTTGCCAGACTTCTTTGCAGCAGCCTTAGCCATGGCCATACCTTTAGCGGTGTAAGGGAATTCTTTTTTTCCTACTTTTGGCATTAACTTCTCTTTTCTAAAACTTGTGGATAAGAGTGTGGGGGGAGAGCCGAAACCCTCCCCCCGTTCTCAACTAGGCGTTTACGCCGATTGAGGATGCAGATTCGATACGACGAAGTGCAGCTTCGCGGAATACCTTGTAACCTACAAGATGCTTCCAGCCCATGCCTTCGAAACGACGAAGTGCGTCAGTTACAGGAACATCAACCATCGCTGGGTTAGCTGAGTAGCCACCACCAGTTGAGTATGCCTTAGCAAGTGCCTGACGGCCCATGATAAGTGTTCCGTAAACGTCGATAGTTCCGGTTCCGTTTGTACCGTTACCAGCGTTAGCGAACAATGGTGCGCGTGGTGATTCCATGAACTGTACGCCCTGGAATGTACCAATAACACCGTTGTAGATGCCTGATGGATCGCTGTATACGTGTGGATCTGACCAGTTGGTTCCACCTGTAGCGCCACGGAAGTCGTAGCTTACGTCTGGGTGGATGATTCCCTTGTAGGAACCGTTGTATGTTGCAACGTTAGCGGAACGAAGTTCTGCAACTGCGCGACGTACATCGTTACCAGTTAAAGTATCGTCTACGTCTACGTCGTTACGGTCACCGTCAGCGCCTGAGTAGCGAACGTTAGTACCAGCCTGAGCAGCGTTGCGAGCAATGCTGTCGATTGAGATACCAGCGTTGAAGCCAAGTACGTTAGCAACTACTGGGTTTACAGCCATGAAAGCTGTAGCGCGCAACTTGGCAGAAGTCTGAACGGCGTTACCGTATTCAGCCAAAGTTACAGTTACCTGTGAATCATCGATTGTTACTGGAGTAACGTCGGTTGTTTCACCTAGAGCAGTGGTAGCAGCAGCAAGTTCGTTGAAGATTGTGAACTTAACGTCTACACCTGGGTTAGTTAGATCGGTTGTGCCAACTTCACATACGCTGTCGAAGAATAGTTCTGGGCGTAGTGAGAAGTAGGCTAGCTTTTCGTAACCGGCAATGACGATGTCAAGACCGGCGGTATTGGTGGCTGTAATAGTCACTTTGAAGTCCTCCTTGGACTGTTAGTTAGACTAGGGACTTCCACTGACCTGGTTGCTCGTTGTCGATGGTAATACCACTCTTTTTAAGGAGTTGGATAATCTCATCTGGCGTTTCGGCGTTATTAAGCGCTGTTAACGGATCATCCATTGGTGTTGAACTTGGTACAGCGCCAGCGCGTGATACGCGGTCAATTGCATCTAGTTCTTCCGCAGGAATAGCGTTCATTGCTTGAATAACTCCATATTCTTCGGCAGCCTTCTTGACCGCATCCAGTGTTGACTCGCCATCGTATGCTTTCGCAAACAGCTTGCCTTGTGGTGTTTCTAGGTCGATTCCAGCCTTAAGCATTGCTAATTCTCGCTTTGCTGCTTCGGCTTCAGCCTTTGCAGTGTCAGCACCCTTAGCGCGCTTCTCTAGGTCTCTAACCCATTTACGGTCATTACGCTCCTCAGAACCTTCAGCCTGAGCATCTTGTTCGTCAGAAAAGTCTTCGTCTGTGTAGTTTTCGGTTGTCATGTGTATCCAATTTCCGTTTCGCGTAATAGCGGATAACCATTACGGCGGGGCCAATAAAACAGTTTGCAGCTTGGCTGCGTGGACGACACCAACCGGCCAGTTGGGGCTAAACCACCTACACACTTTTGAAGGTCTAACTAAGCGGTGTGGTCGCTACCGTACGTCTCTACGGACCTTCAATAAAATCCTAGCACAAGAAGAAGGGGACACAAGCGCTCGGATGCCTGTGTCCCCATTTATCAACGAAGGAGATGATGAGTCAATTATGGATTAGAGATTAGCCCTCTGCAAGCCAACCACGCCCTTCTGCGTTTCTGCCATACCTGAAGCGGATTGATACTCTGCCTGGCGCTTTTGGCGTTCTCTATCAAGTTTTGCTTGGCGCTCAACATCACCAGTAGCAGCAAGAATTACGTCTTCAGCGCTAACTGAGGCTTTTTCCCCTGAAACGCTTTCGGAAGTTAATCCAGCTGTTATAGAAGTTTGTCCAAATAACTTGCTGGATTCAATGGCTTGTTGGTTTTCTGGGGAAATAGTTTGGGCAAGTCTTTCTGACTGCTCTCTTGATAGGGTCATTCCACTTCTTTGGGCTGCGGCAGAAACAATAGCGGCATTACCAGCGGCTACAGCATCTATGTTTTGCCTTCCTAGTTCAGGGTCTAAGAAGAATCCTGCAATTTGGTTTTCTGAAACACCATACAAAGATTGAAGTTGTTGTCTAATTTCAGGGTTTACTTGCTGGGCAGCTTGTTTTGCTAGGGAAGCCCTTGAGTTGACTTCATCGACGCTGAGGTCATTTCCGATTAACCTAGATAAATAGGTGGTGTTATTGTAAAAAGACTCTGGAACTCCTTGTTTGCGAAGCACTTCTTTGTAGTTATCTTCCGCCTGTATGTACGAGGCTTCCGACAATTCAGACATAGCAGGAGTTCTACCGGCAGCAATCTCGGCTTGAATAGTATTACGACGCGCTATGTTTCCAGCGAATCTTTGCTGGTAAGCGGGAGTGGCTCGAATAGCAGCAGCAGCAGAAGCTTGCGCTACGTTTCCTTCGGCATCCGTATTATCTAAAATAGACTGACGAATAGCTGCGACAAATTCATCGCTTCCTAAACCATAGGCCGCAAAACGTTCTTTAAGTAGTTCTAAAGCATTTTTCTGAGCAATTGTATCTACCATGTTATCTTCCTATGAATCCGAATGTAGCCAAAATTGAATCAGCTGCGCCAAGGAAGGTTTCCTTTGCGTTCTTGGTGTCAAGCCACTCGTCGCTAGAACGGATGCTTCGTGCGTGTTCGTCTGTTGACATTAACTCGTACTCACCTTTGTCATTCTTGCGAGATAAAGCTGCGCTAACGTACTTGTTATTAAGTCCAATTGAAATGTCAGCCTTTTCCAGTAATCTAGCTGTTTTAGAAATGTAAGGATCTGCAATAGCGCGAACACTTAATCCAGCGTTTATCTTGTCTTTAAGCGCAGGATAAAGGATTTGAGCCTGCTCTTTAAGTTGCTGTTCTAGGTTGCTAGTAGCCTCTTGCGCACCACCAGTTCCACCTGCTCTAACAATTGTTTTAACCGCATTGTTAATAAAGGATTGCGTTGGAGAAACTCCGTAATTTTCTCTGTAACTATCTATCAAATCTTGGATCTGACCAGCAATACCATCTAGATCGCTTCCTGCTTCAGGAATTTTATCTGACATGTATCCTGCGATAAATGCTCCCTCGTCAAACCCCTTTTGGGTAACAGTTACTTTTCCAGTAGAGGAAACTTTTCTAACTTGAGGAGTGGCTTTAGCGCCAGCAGCAATGGCTTTGCCAAAAGCTCTAATTTCAGCTTCAGTAGGAACCCGTCCAAGAACTTGTTGATAGGTGCTATTTGCTAGAGTATTTATCTGTTCCTTGGTGTACTTAATAAAGTCTTTGTAAGTTCCTCCAGGACCAGCAGGACCGCCTTGATCTGCGGATCCACCCATAAGTCGAATTGCATCTAGTACAGAGATCTTGTTTTTGTATCCAGCACCAGGGGCAGACATTTGAGCAGTTAACTTTAGTGCAGCGTCGTAAGCAGAATTTAATTCAAGAAAAGATGCGTTGGGACGGACCAATCCATACTTAGTCATTTCCCCTACTACAAACATGGCGGTTCTGTCCCCCGTGTTGTAACCATTCTGGAAAAGAGCCAAAGCGTTCTTTTTGGTGTCAGAAGCAAAACTCATAATTCCAGATTCTTGACCACGCCCACCAGGTATTCTTGTTCCTGTGTAAGCCGGAATTCTTATCTGTGTAAAGTCAAAAGGATCTGCTCCTGGTTGATTTCCGCTCATTTTATTTTTCCGTTTCTGCGTTTAGGAAGTTGTCGTTATTTAAGAACTTCTCCCAATAATACTTTGTTGTTGGGTTTCTTAGGTAAGGAGCGACTCTTTCTTCCAGAATAATTAAGTTTTCACGGTCTGGAGTGCGTCTTTCAGCCAAGATCATTGCATCTACAAGTTCCTGACGAATTGCAATTATTTCCTCAAGATCCCACCAAAATGAGTCTGGAGATAAAGAGTTTCTAAACTTTTCATCCGAAAGCGCTACGGTCATTGCCCTAACGAAACCTACTGTTGCGTCCTTACTTTGGGCTACGGAATAGTTTTCATACCATTCTTCATTTTCAAGTTTGTACGCTTGGATGCGTCTTGCCATGTTGTTGTTAGCTTCTTCGGCCTCATCGCTGTACTTAGAAACTCCACCAACCTCTGTTCGAGCAGCGTCGTATTCTTCTACTTGATCCATGTACCAAGCCCAACCTTCGCGGATCTTGGAGTTTTCCCAGCCATCCTCTGCGTTGAGTTGTTCTCTGTCACCTATTCTGCGCTGCCAGAAACCAGCTCTAGGATCTCTGAGAATTTCAGCGCCAACATCTTTGTTGGTAACCATTTGAACGAAAGCCAAAGAAGATTCTCTAGGTAGACCCACAGATTCAATGGCCTTTTCAATCATGTCATTATGTTCTTTTCTAAGTCGAACAGCATCGGTTGACTGAGAGGAACCTGAAGGATTTTTGGATCTAGAAACTGCTACGTAAGCCAAATCTGGGTAATCGTTAATCCATTCCTCGTATGCAGTAATTCCGTACTTAGTCTGGTATGCACGATAAAGATTAGTTGCATCTGTTATTGGACCTTCGTAGGAAGGAATGAATGGTAGAAGCAAGTTAGCAGCAAGTCTTACAACTGTATTCCAAGTGGCTTCCTGTCCTGCCATTTTCCAAAGTTCTTCATAGTTTTCTTTTTGAGTTGTTCCATAAAGTTGTTCTTGGCCAGTGTTCTGGCGATCAATGTGATTCTGGAACATAAGGAGCTTAGTGCGCTCCCAGTCGTTGTTGTCTCCAGGAACTCCAGGAATAGCAGAAACTAAACTTATTATTCTTTTCATAGAAGCGGAAAGTAAAGGATCCAAAGGATTGTTGGTTGGGAATGGAGAGGCAAAAACATCTAGGAACTCACGGAATGTTTGGTTCATTGATGGGTCGTTATCAATAAGTTCGTTTGCAGCTATCTGCACGAACGGCCCGATACCAACTACGCTGGCAGCGGTTTGCGCCCATCTTCCAACCTTGTCATTTAGCGCTTCATCTACACCAGGAAGGGTTTCTACTGCTGGAATTCTTAAACCCGCTAGTAAAAGGTTGAATCCAGGGGTTGACCACTTTAGTTCACCTCTACTCTCAAGAGAATTTTTCAAAGACTCTGGGGCAAATTTACTAACTCCCTTGTCGTCATAGAAGTCCTTTGGAACTCTGTAAACAAATACGCGCTGTCCCTTTTCGTCCTCGTAGGAGTTGGTGTTGATCTGATTCCAGAGCCAAGCAACTCGCGCAGCCTTGTCTGGGTTTCTGTAAGAGAGTTTTCCAACTTGCTTAAATGTAGCCATTTGAGCGTTAACAAATGGGGCTAGCAAAGGTATGCTGGCTGCAATTCCATTTTTGCGAACTACGCGGTACATCCACTTTCTTGTTTCTTGCACTGCCCATTTTCTTGCGACTGTCTCAGCTTGGACAATTTCCTTGTTGCCAATCTCAAGTCCATTGGCGATCCAAGTTTGAACGATTTCTTCTAGCTTTGCAACGTATACAGCGTTTCCAAATGGATGTGTCAAAATTGTGTCTTCTGGGCCTTCACTTAGAGCCTTGAATCCACGTCGAATAGCAACATCGAATACCGCTCTGTCCAGCTTTTGAATAAAGTTAAGATCTGGGTTACCAAGAATCTTATTGCTCTTTAAGGCTTCTCCAAGAATAGGATTTAATTCCGCTTCTCCCGCAACTACTCTAAGTTCAGCGCTGGTAACGTCTCCTGATAGATACCTTCCAGCTTCATCCATCTTCAACTTGGTGGCTACGTATTCTTTTAATTCCGTAGTTGGCAGAAGCTGATCTAAAATTTGAACCTTAATAAAGTGCATATAGTTTCTGGCAGTTGCCTCTGGGGTTAAGTTGGTTATTGGAACTAAACCTTCTGGAGGCTGACCGGCAACTCTGGAGGCTTTAGCCTCTGACTTCTTTGGCGTTACATCGTAAATCCAGTTTAAGGTTTTTAATTCGTCCTGTCCTTGTCGACTTAATAAATAAGCAAGAACTGCATCATCAGACTTACCGTTTAGCATCATCATTACTGGTCGAGAACCGCGCAACTGTTGGTTGATGATCTTAGACAAATGGAAAAAATACAGATCATCGGAAGGTGCAATATCATTGAACTTTCCAGTTCCTTCTAGACCCATTTCTTTCCAGGCAGACTCAAGGGGACTTACGTCAAATACCGCAGTTCCTCCAGCGCTGGTTAATTTTCTGGTGGCAGCTCCTTGGGTTCCTGCGTAAACACCAGCAAACTCATAAGGGCCAACTACTACTTTTTGTTGACCAATGATGTTTCTTAGTCCAAAGCGTTCGCCTTTAATTTCAAGTCTCTTAGCGATTCGGAGTAACTTTTCTTCTTCTAGTGCAATTTGGGCATCTAATCTAGCAATAGTCTGAGTAGGAGCTTTTAGTTCAAGCAAAGTTATAGACTCAGCAAGTTCTGGATTTTCTAAAATTTCTTGGCCTAGTTCAATAATTCCATTTCGCTCGTCACGTAATTTTTGTATGTAAGCAGAATGGAATAGTTCGTAGTCTGCCCAAGTACCAGAAAAAGGAGTGAACTGGCGAACTGCTTTAACTTTTGCAGGAATAAGTCCAGCCGCTTTTTTAATTAAATTGTCATTTAGCGCTTCAGGAGACGACTTAACGGAAGCACTTTCAATTTCAATTTTATCAATTTCAAACTGAAGTCGATCTCTTGCATCTAGGTAATGGGTGTACCTGTTATTAAAAAACCTACTGGTTCCTGTCACAGTGGAACCCATACTGAACATTCCACTTAAACCAACATCGTGCATTGAAAGAATGGTTCCAGTGGTAAGTACGTTTCTGATTGGGTAACCAAGGCGTAAGAGAACTTCAGCGCGCCAGAATGTATCTATCTTCGCAAAAGCAGGCATAATAATTTCGCCTCTTACCTGCTCAATGTTGCTCGTGAAGGCTTTCCACATTGTCGGATCCCCAAATTGAGTCAATACATAATCTGCAAATTCTTCAAATGGCATAACTGGGTGGGAAAATGCTAGTTGAGACATTACAACTTGGTTTACTATTTTAGTTCCGTTGCTATCTATGGAGTAAGCGCTTTGCTCCATAAAGTCCAGCATGTCTTTTGTGCGTTGTTTCTTAAATTCATTGTAAATAACATCCCGGTTGGACATTGGGTTTCCCTCTGCGTCTACAATGTCTTTTCCGGTCTTCTTGTCTTTTGCTATAGCACCTGCGTCTATGCCGTTTGAAGCAAAAACTTTATCCATGTAAGCAAGTTCGGCTTTTTCTATTACAGCTACTCTTGCAATAGAGTCTGAGGCTTCTATAAATTCTTTTCGCAGAGTGCGCTTTAATTCAATGTCATTTTTTAATAATGGAGTGGTGTCAAGAATCAGATCAAAGTCTGTAACGCCATCAGAGGCATCAATTCCCCTAGTGGTTATGTATCCGCGTGGCTTTTCTAAACCTAAACGCCACCCAGCCCACTGTGCAACGTAGGTAACTCCATGTAGCGGCGACTTTGAAACTCTTGTCCAATCAAACTGATCGGAAGTTTTGTATGACGATAAAGGTCTAAATGGCTTTATGGTTCCTTCTTGGATACCAGCACGAACAATAGCTTTTTCTGCTCTGTACTTTTCAATAATTGGAGAAAGTCTTTTTGATCTAGATGTTGGAACGCCAGGAAGTGTAAACGTAATGTTGTCTTCATCTCTGGTTATACGCTGTAGGTACTTGTCGTCAGCTATTACGGCCTTTATAAAAGCAGATGTTTCTTTCTTTTTCTGGTTGATTCTTTGTACGGTTAAAGAGTCTCCAACATTTAGCGCTTGTTGAATTTCTAGTTCCATACGATCTAATCTTCCCTGTTGGAAGTCAATCATTGTTAATAGTTCTTCATGCTGAGACTTAAGACGAATTAACGCGGCAGGGTCGCCGTATCCTGCAATGGCAAGCACGTCTGCCACGGCTCCTTCTCCACGCTTTCCTGCTTCAGCTAAGGTATCTGCAAGAAATGGAATGTCTGTTGCGTATTCTTGAAGTAATCGATGTTTGGCAATTTCAGGACCGGTCATTTCCAAAGCAACAACTTGCTGGACAAAATCTTTTACACCAGTTGAAAGAGTTGGCTTTGGTGCATCCATGCTTGCGGCTTTTTCAATTTTTTCTTGTCTTTTTTGAACTGTAGTTTTTAGTTCACTCATAAACTTTAGGTGTTCTGCCGCAGCAACCTTTTCACCTACTGCTGGGTCTAGCAATTCTTTACCAGCAGATCCACGTATCGCATTTACTTCACGCACTAATGCAGTTCCGTAAAGATTCCCGTCAAGAATTTGTTGGTAAGAATCTTGCGCTCTTGTTAAAAGCGGAACTTCATCTATAAGCGCCATTTTTTCTGCATAAGACTCAGTTATTACTTTTCCATAAGCGCTTTGCTGTTCATTCCATTTTGGATCTTTAATAATGGATTCTGGGCTAAAGTTATCTAGTTTAGATAGGCGAGCAAGTTTTAAGCCTTTTCCTGCAACGATAAATGGGTCAAGGAGAATAACTTTTGTAAAGTCAATTGCTCCCGACATGTTTCGAAAAACATTTTCTACCCAACTAGATCCTTCAATTTTATTTCCTTGAGAATCTACTCGGTTTCCATTTTCGTCATACTTGCGTAGGTAAACTTTTTCGCGCTGTTCTTTGTCGTAAATGTCAATGTCTACTTTGTTTAATTCTGCTAGAGCGCCCCAGTCTGGAAGTAAATTTGCATAGTTAGCTAAGTTATCAGAAACTGCTTGTCCCAAGGAAATGTCTGCACTGGCGTTCCAGGCATTTTTTAGTGAGTCTAAAGGATTCAATCCCTGTTGGTAAGTATCTTCGTTTGTAACTAAAGAAGCAGTAGCAGCTGCTCTGTAGGCAGGCTTGTAAACGTACTTATCTAAAGTGGTGGTTACAGGAGTTAGAACTTGGTTAATTCTCTCCGCGCCCTGGTCTATGCTGTCATCGACTGTATAGCCCTGAAACTCTGGAAGAACTTCTTCTCCAGCTTGAGCTGCCAGCTCAGGACTAGCACCAGTTTTAGCAACTTGTCCTTGAACTAATCCGCCGCCAAGCGCGCCTGCTGCTGCTGCCGGAGCCGCCGCCAAACCTCTTATGTATTTAGTAAACTCATCCCATGCACTCAACTTTGTGTGCCTCTCAGTGCTTCAACTACTTCTTTGTAGTTTTCGAATACCATTCCAGATAGATGCCAAGCGAATGGCGCGTCTTCGAACCCAGTAACTTCTAAGAAGTCTGCAAACCTTAGCGTTCTACTCATTGTGTTCTTAACCAACTAACAAATTCTCTAAAAACTTGAGGAGCATCATCAGTCGCGGCTTCCGCTTCAAACAAAGGTTGCAAAGCTTTTAGTTTCTGCATGTCGCTATCTGGTTGTCTAGTTGTCGTAGCACCAGTAAGAATGTTTTCGTTTGGACGCTCTGTAGGCGCAGTTAATGGAACCGGTGTTACTTTTTGCGCCATTGGAACTGATTCCTCTGGAGCCTGATCCATTGGTACTGTTTCCATTTCTGGAGTACCCATAGGAACTGCTGATTGCGCATCCATTAGTTTCTTGTTTTCTCCGTAAGGCATGCCAGTGGGCGCTGCTTTAGGAATCTTTCCATTTAGGTCTGTACGGTTTCCGTAAGCCTGCTTTGAACGACCTCTAGGCATTATGCCCCCAGTGATGCTAGTAGTGCTTGAAGATCTGGTGCTGGTGCGCCACCGCCAGTTGCAGCTGGTCCAGCAGTTGCACCTTCAGTAGCAGGAGGCAATGAGCCAGGTTGCTCCATACCCATGCCAGGAGCGCCCAAACCAGGTTGGGTTTCAGGACTGCCCATTGGTGCGGCTGTAGCCTGACGTTCCTGAGCCATTTTATTAACCTTCTCTATTGCCTCCGCTAAAGGTAACTTATCACTAACTACGATGCTCATAATCTTGGCTAGGTCAGATGGAGGGATTGTTCCTGCCTGAGCCTGCTGCTGAACAGAAGCTAGTAATGCTTGCTCTAACGCTTCCTGAACAACGCGGTCATGCTCGCGTTCTGGATCGGCAATTAGTGGGTCGACTTCTTGGGCGGAGCGCTTGGACATGGTTCCAAGACCGATTCTCTGTCCGAGTCCGACAACCAAGGCGTTAGCATCTGCGCCAGCGTACGAGTACGTAACGTTGTTATCGTCTGTCTCAAAATCCTTGTTCGGGATGTAGTCGACATGCTTGGCGTTGCGCGAGACATAGAACGAACGCCTTTGCTCGCCGAAATAAGTTTTAGCAATTGCGATGGCACGTTTGTTCTCCTCCTGCATGGAAGCGGCTAGAATTTCTTGTGCTTCCTGTACAGGGAAGTCAACAACTGCGCTAAGAATGGCATCTCCACGCTTACCGGTACGGATGTTAGTTGTGGATTCTCCACCAAACTCGGCAGGAGTTCCAGAAGTAATGCGCATGGAGCGCTCAAGGCGATCAATCAAAGCGCCAGATGCAGTGCCTTGTGCTTGTCCAGCTTCACGTAGATCTCCACCAGCAACAACGTTAACCATGCCAGTACGTCCATCGAACGGACCAGAGATAAACTTAGCGGATTCTCCTGGGCGGGAGATCAAGTAAGTATCTGGGAAGATGCCACGCTCTACAGCGATAACTTCAAGCGCCATCAACTTAGCCTGCATTTGGTACATACCAACAAGACCATCGAACTGA